AACGTCTTGTTTAATGCCACCAATAACATAACTCTCTATTTCTGTTTCTTGTGGTGCATTTTGTAAACCTTTACTATTTAACCAGTGTTCAGTCCAAGGTAAAGGATTAGATTTAGTTTCGTACTTTGATTCAAGTCCGATGGCTCTCATTCTTCGATTACAGATAAACTCTACATATTGATGTAATAGTTTTTCTGATAGACCTATCATAGAACCTTTTTGAAACAAATAAGTCGCCCAACGTTTTTCTTCTTGGACTGCGTCATCATAAATTTGATAAACTTCTTTTTCTGTATCTTTAATAACTTTGTTCATCACTTTATCATTTTCTTTATTTCTATAATTATTAATAATGCTTTGTGACATTAACAAATGTTGACTTTCATCTCTAGCAATCAATGATAATATTTTAGCACTACCTTCCATAAGTTTAAGTTCACCAAAAGCAAATGAACAAGCAAACGATACATAAAATCTTAAACCTTCTAATACATTTACAGTTACTAATGATAGCCATAGTGCTTTCTTTAGTTCATATTCATCAACTGATTTAGGGTCTAGTTTGTATTTGTAACCTAAATTAATTAATTTGTCGTAACCTTCAGTTACGGACTTTGCTCTTTTTTCTATTTTCTCATCTTGTATAATTGTATCAAATACATCAGATGGATTTGAATATAGATTTTTAATAATGTATGTATAACTTCTACTGTGAATTGTTTCCATAAAGTCCCATGCAACAATGGCACCTTCTAATTCAGGTATAGAAACAAATGGTAAAAATGCAAGACACGGACCTCTACCTTGTACTGAATCTAACATTGTTTGATATTTTAAATTAGATGTAAAGATAAACTTTTGTGATTCAGATAATTGAGAGTAATCGTTTCTATCTTTTTGTAAAGATACTTCTTCTGGTCGCCAAAAGAAACCTAACTGTTGTTGTGTCAATCTATCAAATACAGGATACTTAAATGTATCATATCTTTGTACAGCTAAATCTGCACCAAAAAACATTGGTTGTTTTGTACTATCTAGTTTTTTATCTTTATTAAATACTGTTTTCATATTAATTGTTATCTATAAATTTAAATATATCATCAAAAGGTGGAGCTATATCTTTTTCTGATTCTCCTGGTTCTTTATATTCATACTTATATTTTTTTCCTTTACCTATTGTTTGTATTAAAGTTGGAACAAATTTTAAAAAAGTATAATCTTTCCACTTTAATAAATCTTTAGGAAAACAAACGTTATAAGATGTATCCCAACCTTTTTCTAAAAGTAAACCTGTTATTACTTTAGCAATCATTCCTATTTCTATAGCACCAGATTCTCTATTGTGAGTATTTACAAAATTTCTATCGTGTAATTCCCATTTTGAATTAGATTTAGCAAATTTCTCTTTATGATATTCATTAGGTGGAGCTTCTCTCGGAGTAATTATTAGTGTATAAGGAGCGTTATAAATGTGAAATAATCCCTCATTAGGTGAATACTTTGATTGATCTAGACCAAATTCTTTTATGTCAGTATCTATTTTGTTTCCCTCACATAGATTCCACAATTCAATACTGCGTTGTTTATTTGGACCTAAAACGTTTACTTGATATGGAAATGCTTTTTGTTTAGAGGTAACAAGAGGATATGCTGTTTTAAGTATTTCTTTTATTTCAGCTTCAGTAGGAACAATTTCCTCGTCATAAATTGATACGTGTTTTCTTTTGTTAAATATGTTCTTTATCATTAAATTGTACAAGAATCACAGTTTTCTGGATCCTCTTCCTCTTTTACTTCTTCTTGTTTATCCTCTGGCACGTTATCGTGGAACCCAACTGGATGAGCAGGTTCTTCTTCATCCTTCTTACTGTCATATGTGTTTTGATAATAAGAAGTCTTCCAACCTAGTTTATATGTCGTCAACAAATCTTGTGCCATTACCGATACTGGTACTTGACCATCGGTATAGTTTTCAGGATTATAAGACCAGTTACCTGATATTGCCTGGTCAAAATACTTTTGCATTACAGCAACGATATTTATATATCCTTCATTCCCTTTCATATCCCAAAGTAGTGTATAAAAATTCTTTAGTTTTTGATATTCAGGTACGATTTGTTTTAATGGTCCTTTTTTAGATTTTTTAACTGACAAATAATCTCTTGGTGGTTCAATGCCATTTGTTGCATTTGATACAACAGATGATGATTCACTAGGCATTTGAGCAGAAAGTGTTGAGTGTCTTAAACCACTTTCTTTTATTTCTTTTCTTAACCATTCCCAATCGTAAGTGTAATCTCTTTTTACTAATTCATCTACGTCTTTTTTATAAGTGTCAATAGGTAGTATACCATCTGCATATTTTGTTTGTTTAAATGCTGAACATTGTCCTTTTTCTTTTGCAAGTTGATTACTTGCCTTTAATAGAAAATATTGAAATGCTTCTGTAAGTTTATCAACTTGTCTCCATGCAAGTTTCTGTTCATACTTGTAACCTTTTTTAGCAAGATAGTGAGCAAGGCCAATATAACCAATACCTAAACTTCTTCTTGCCTTTGTAGATACTTCAGCAGCATTGATAGGATATTTTTGATGGTCTATAATTTCATCTAATGCTCTTACGGCCAAATCACACAAAGGTTCTAGTTCATCTCTTTTATTGATTTTACCCACATTGATGGCAGATAAAATACATAAAGCAATTTCACCTTCTCCATCAATGTGTTGTATTGGAGTGGTTGGTAAAGTTATTTCCTGACATAGATTGGACATGTAAATTCTATCTTTAAAAGATGAGTGAGTATTACAATGGTCAATATTCATAATATAGATACGGCCTGTTTCAGCACGTTCTTTCAATATATCAAAAAATAATTCTTGTGCGTTTATTTTCTTTTTCTTAATGCTAATTTTTCTTTCTGCTTTTTCGTAGAGTTCATCAAACTCTGGTGTACCCCAAGCCTCATATAGTTCAGGTACTTCGTGTGGTGAAAATAAAGTTATATCTTCATTGTTAATAAATCTTTCATAAAATAGTTTTGATAACTGTATTGAGTAATCTAATTTTCTAACTCGATTATCTTCACTACCTTTATTGTTTTTAAGAACAATAATGTCACCTATTTCTTGGTGCCAGATTGGAAAGTGGACTGTTGCTGATCCTCCTCGGACTCCATTTTGAGTGCAACACTTAACCGTTGCCTCAAACTTTTTAAGAAAAGGTATAACACCAGTGTGTTGGACCTCCCCACCTCGTATCCTTGCATTGATTCCACGTATCCTGCCTGCATTGATTCCGATTCCAGCTCTTTGAGCGATGTATCTTCCAATCGCCATATCACCAGAGAAAATACTAGGTAAGGTATCATCAATATCAACCAATACACAACTCGCATACTGACGTAAAGGAGTTCGTACACCAGCCATAACGGGAGTAGGAATATTGATTTTGAATTGACTAATTGCGTCATAATATTTTTTAACATAACTCATCCTCGTTTCTTTTGGGTATTTAGCAAACAACGTTGCTGAAATAAGCATGTACATAAATTGTGGTGTTTCATACACCTGATTAGTACTTCTATCTTGTACTAGATATTTGTCTATCACTTGTCTTAATCCAGCATAAGTAAAATCATAATCTCTATTATGATTGATCCAATTTTCCATTCTATCAAAATCTTTTCTTTGATAGTTTTCTAAAATTTCTTTATCATATAATCCTAACTCTACAACTTTTTTAACATGGTCATAAAGGTGTGGGTGATCCCATAGTTTGCCGATAACTTGTTTTCTCAATGAATATAAAAGTAATCTACTTGCTACATATGTGTAATTAGGATTATTTAAATCTATTAAGTCTGCAGCTGACTTTACTAAAATCTGTTGAATATCATCTGTTGTAATGCCATCATAAAATTGTAAACCACTTTTCATCTCAACTTGTGATGATGAAACTCCTGTTATGTCTTCACACGCATACTCAACCATTTCATGTATCTTTTCAATGTTAAGAGGTTCTGTTCCTCTATCTTTTCTTTTTTTGACGTTTATAGACTCGTTTCCCATTACCATTTTTCTCTCCTTAACAACGTTTGTATGAATTTAATTGAGTAATTGCTGACAAACCTGAATAGGTATTGTCGAATATAATTTTTTGTATTTGTTCTTTTGTCTTGCCGTTTACGATCATTTCGTTAATATCTTTTTCTTTTGTTCCTTCTGGCCATATTGTTACCATATAACTTTTATCAATCAACTTATACATTCTATCTATAATTTCTTTATTTCTTGGTTCGTTATCAAAAATAAAAACAACATCTTTTTTTTCAACAGGTAGTTGTAGATCAGCACCACCAGCCGCAAGACAATTTTCAAGGAACAAACTATCTAATGGACCTTCAACTATGTATAATCTTTTGTGTAGATTAATTCGTTCTAGGCCAAATATTTTTTGTTTGTTTTCCTGTAGTTTTATTGTTAGATATTTTGGTTGTTCTTTACCAAATGCTCTGCCTTGTAAAGCAAAGACTTCACC